TTCCGCTATGCGTATGATTGATCATCGCCGCCGATTGAGCCGATCCAAATACACGACTGGTATCAATGTTTCGTGCATTGTCCCACGATCGAATAAACTTTCCTCGTAATTCGGGAAGTCCAAAAGTGGTTAAATTATCGCCAACTCCAAAGGTCGTTCCAATTCTTGCAAATAAATTAGCATAGGTAGATCGATTGATGGACGTGCCATTGCATTTTAACCAACCAGAAGGAGCCGTTGATTTAGCAAACCAAGCAATTTTTCCAACCAATACAGGGGATTGGATGTCACCATTGACATGTAAAAGACGACGAGGGAGGGAGGTACCGATTCCAATATTACCAACAAAGTAACTGGAGTTTTGGACGTGAAGGGAATGAAGAGGGAGGGTGGTACCTATTCCAATATTGCCATTAAAGTAACTCGGATTCTGGACGTGAAGAGATTGAAGAGGTATGGTCGTACCGATGCCAATATTGCCATTTATAAGCGTCATTACATTACTAGTGGGAAAACTTGCAAATGAATTATATGAAGATGTATTTATTTCAAAAGATGTATTGAAAAAATGTTTTTCAGCAATATATTGTGTAGTATCATATATTATAGGTAGAGACATATTACTACTAAAAATCTAAAACAGTAATAGATAAAAATTATTAATAGATAAAAGTAATTTATCAATATTTAATACATGCGAGTAAAGCAATGTTATCTGGTCGTGTTTCTGTTCCTCCTCCTGTGGATGGATTTCCTGTCGTCATCGTATGTGTATGGGCTGAATTGGTCGTATTAATGCTGATCCCTGTTGTTTTTGAACCTGTGGTACGTGTTGCTGCATTACGAAGCATAGTATAATTTGCACCCGCGGCTTGAAAAGAAGTATCATAAATTGTATAAGTATGACTATGTCCTGGATCTGTAATTGTATGTGTATGAGCGCCTTCTCCACTATTCGTGGTTCCGCTATGCGTATGATTCAACATCGCGGCTGATTGAGCCGATCCAAATGTTCGACTTGCATCAATACCTCTTCCATCATCCCATCCTCTTATAAACTCACCTCTAAGCTCAGGAAGTCCATATGTAGTAATGGTATCTCCATTGCCAAAAACGGTTCCAATGGTTGAAAAAAGTGCATTATAAATGGATCGATTGATCAATTGTCCTTTGCATTCCAACCAACCCAAGGGTGCAGCATTACTTGCAAAATAAGCAATTTGTCCAACTAATGCAGGGCATTGGATATCTCCATTGATGTGAAGTGAAGCATTCGGTTGAGCAGTACCAATCCCAACATTACCAACAAAGCAACACGATTTCTGTACGTGAAGAGATTGTAGTGGGATAGTAGTACCAAGTCCAACATTACCAACGAAGTAATTTTGGTTTTGGACGTGAAGGGATTGAATAGGTATTGTTGTACCCATTCCAACATTTCCATTAACAAGTGTCATTACATTGCAAGTTGGTATATCTGTTTTATAAGTTAAAGGATATGAAACATCTGATGCAATCGTTTTAAAAGTATGTTTTTTTGCGATATAATATGCATTTTTATATAGAATAGGTACAGACATCTTATATTATTCTATGATTATATTTATGTTAATATAATTAATATTTAATACACGCTAATAATGCTATGTTCCTTGGGCGCGTCTCCGTCCCGCCTCCTGTGGATGGATTTCCTGTCGTCATTGTATGAGTATGAGCTGAATCGGTCGTATCAATGCTAATCCCTGTTGTACTTGAACTAGTATTATTTGTAGCTGCTCCTCTTAATACAAAAAATTGTCCATTTGGATCTAATCCAGCTGATGTACTATATCGAATATAAGTATGATTATGTCCTGGATCCGTAATCGTATGTGTATGCGTCCCTTCTCCACTATTGGTGGTTCCGCTATGCGTATGATTCAACATCGCTGCCGATTGAGCTGATCCAAATGTTCGACTGGTATCAATACCTCTTCCATCATCCCAAGTACGTATAAACTCTCCACGAAGATCCGGTAATCCAAAAGTACTTGTATTATCTCCTATTCCAAATGTGGTACCTATCTCATTAAAGAGATCTGTATATATAGAACGTGAAATAGAAGTCCCATTACATTTTAACCAACCTATGGGTGCATTGCTAGTTGCAAAGAAAGCAATTTGACTCACCAATACAGGAGAAAGAATATCTCCATTAATATGAAACAAAGCACTCGGTTGAGCAGTACCAATCCCAATATTTCCAGCGAAATAACTTGAATTCTGAACATGCAGAGATTGTATAGGAAATAGAGTACCGATTCCAACATTTCCATTGATAAGCGTCATTACATTACAACTGGGTACATTTGCCAATGTGTTTAAAGATAAATTCGTTCCATTTGGGATGGTATTAAAGATATGTTGTCCAGACGTATATTGTGTATTCGCATAAATAATTGGTATAGACATTCTAAAACTTTACCAGATTTTTAATATTTGATACACGCCAATAGAGCTATATTCCTTGGACGCGTTTCTGTTCCTCCTCCGGTCGATGGATTTCCTGTCGTCATCGTATGTGTATGGTCTGAATTGGTTGTATTAATGCTGATCCCTGTAAATGCAGTTGAAGTATTTAGGGTTGTTGTTAATCTTAATGCATTGTATAAACCGGGTTGATATCCAGCTGTCGTGGAATGATTTGTATAAGTATGTGTATGTCCAGGATCCGTAATCGTATGCGTATGGGTGCCTTCTCCTGTATTGGTGGTTCCGCTATGCGTATGATTGATCATCGCCGCCGATTGAGCCGATCCAAATACACGACTGGTATCAATGTTTCGTGCATTGTCCCACGATCGAATAAACTCTCCTCGTAATTCAGGCAATCCAAAAGTGGTTAAATTATCCCCCACTCCAAAGGTCGTTCCAATTTTTGCAAATAAGTTAGCATAGATAGAACGATTGATAGAAGTGCCATTGCATTTTAACCAACCAGAAGGAGCCGTTGATTTAGCAAACCAAGCAATTTTTCCAACCAATATAGGGGATTGAATGTCACCATTGACGTGTAAAAGACGACGAGGGAGGGAGGTACCAATTCCAACATTACCAACAAAGTAACTGGAGTTTTGGACGTGAAGGGAATGAAGAGGGAGGGTGGTACCCATTCCAATGTTTCCATTGATAAGCGTCATCACATTGCAACTAGGTGCATTTGCCAATTCAGTTAAAGATAAATTCGTTCCATTTGGGATGGTATTAAAGATATGTTGTCCAGATAGATATTGGGTATTCGCATAAATAATAGATGAAGACATAAAATAGATAGAAATCTATTTATGTTATAGATTTAAAATATAATATATGATGTAAACTAAATATCCATATCAAACATCGCCGCCATTTCTTGATCCTCAAAATAAAGTTCTACATATTTATGAATCTTTCTTAGTTTTTCTCCTATACATACACGTGCAGCCATTGAAATAAGTTCATAGAGAGTATCATAATACAGATATTCGATAGGTTCATTTTCATCTAAATGATATTGGTTCATAATGAGATCTCCATTACGAATGTGATGAAACACTTTTTGCTCAAGCACACTGACAGTCTTTTTAAGATTTAGTTCATAATCGATAAAGTCCCAGAAGAAATTGGAAACATCCATCCGTAGTAGATATAGTCAATGTCCGTTCTTTTTAGATGATTTATAAATTATAGATCCATCGATTCATTTTTTATTAAGTATTTTAGCGATATATAATTTCTATAGCTATATACAAACAACTAAAAATCCCTAAAATCTCTCTAAACATCGGAGTTCAAACATGAAATGAAAAAAGGGGTCTTTTTCTATTCAAACTTATCATCATCGGATATAGGAGCATCTGGTAGAACACCCATTGGATTTGGAGTACTATGTTTTGAATACCATACAGAAATCGGTCCTACAACAAGTCTAAAGAATTGACGATAAACATGAGTTGCATTTGGGTTATCTTCTGGAGCTTCTATTGGAAGGCTTTCATGAGGTGTTCTATCTGTAAACCAACACATCTCATTGGCACGAAGTTTTCTTGGTTCTCCTAAGAGATGTCGCATATGTTCTAGACCACCGTGTTTATCCGTTACATCTTCTGGGTTATCAATCAAACAATCATAGACAGCACAAGAATGGTTCACAGTACTTGCCATAAAAATACCATCTTCAGGCAATCCATTCTCATTCCAACAACCATAACCCCATGCAATATTTCCATATTCTTTACTATTTACTTCATGCCATTTTCCTCCAGATTTAATAGCTCCAGGTCGCTCGATATGAAGACCGGTTCTTCTTTGTGTTTCACCAATAGGTATCCATCCTTCTTGAATGGTAAGATAACCAATGCGTTGTTTATAATTCCCATGTTCATCTCGAATCCAAGATTTTGTACGGCAATAATTCCATATAAATGGAGCATAATGTCTATAGTTATCTGGTAAGCAATTGAATATACTTCCTCCTAATATTACTGGCATCATATTAATATTAATATCTTTAGGTAATGGGAAATCTATATTTGGTGTCAAATCCGGTTCTTTTATATCATCAAAGTAGCAAGAAGGTGGTCGTGGAGGTCTTGGCCAAATCGTATAGGAAACTTCTTTTTTACTAATGTGTTTTTGATAAAAATCATCATAGAGTGACTTTTCTACACATTTTATAATATCTTCCAATAGATATCTGTTTCCTCTTAGCTTAGATATTGGCAGATCATCCCGTAATGTACCTAATAGAAAACTGTGCCGAATATCTTTCATTCTTTTTTTAAATTCATCTAGCGTTTCCATTTATATACACCTTTCACTGATTTCTTTAGATACTTAAAGCAATAAAACAAATCTTTATTATAGTAAAGTGATGGTAAGTTTTATCAAAAAATTAAAAAGATTTTTCTGTGATGATCCAAAAAAACCGATAAAAAATCATCCTATTCGACCCCAACTCCCTTCTCATCCCTCTCGTGAAAGTTTCCAAACATCCTATCTCTATGTCATCTTACCTTATTTTAATTACTGTAAATATAAATCCCGTACCAAACTCTTTTTAGATTTTATTAAACGCATTCAAAGTAACCGTATGATTCGCATTATTATTGTAGAAGGAACACCCAAAGGCACACCTTTTGATTTACCAACCTTTAGTGATAGTATTTTTTTACATATTAAAGTAGAACTTGGCGATCGTGTATGGATCAAAGAAAACCTCATCAATCTTGCCATAAAAAATTTACCCAAAGAATGGTATTATGTTGCTTGGATTGATGCCGATTTAACCTTTTTAAATGAACATTGGGTGGAAGAAACGATTAAACAACTCAAACAGGTCGATGTCGTTCAACTTTATGATACAGCAATGAATCTAGGTCCAAATGGAGAAACCTTAAAAATGGATAAAGGATTTGTTTATCAATATCTTAAGAGTGGCCACGAATATATAAAGACTTATAAATATGGCTTTTGGCATCCAGGTTATGCGTGGGCTTGCAATCGTCTTGCTTATGAAAAAATGGGCAAGTTAATTGATTTTGGCATTTTAGGTTCAGGAGATCATCATATGGCACTTGCTTGGATTGGAAAGGTAGAATGCAGTCATCCAGGAAATATCCATCTCGATTATATGATGGCTCTCAAAGAATTCCAAGATCGTTGTAAAAATATGAAACTCGGCTATGTTCCGGGTAGTATTTTACATCATTACCACGGAAGTATAGCAGACCGTCGTTATCAAGAACGATGGCAAATCTTAACAAAACATCAATACAGTCCTCTCAAAGACATTGCTTACAAAGAAAATGGTTTATTATATCTTACAGAGTCCGGCAAACGATTCCAAGAACCCATTGATGACTATTTTAAAGGTCGTCGTGAAGATACAGTCTAAACCCTCATTTCATTTTTCCTACAAGAATCTTCCTTTTTTCGAAAAAATTGATTTTTATTTTACAATCAAAGTACATCTAAACGGAAACAAGTCATTCGATTCCAACAAGCTCTCTAAGAATGTTCTTCCGCGAGCGCCTTATGGCCAACCTGCGGGTGATGCTGGAGGAGTATGTGACGCGCGAGGTGATCCTCAAGGACTCGTATCTGGTAGGTACGAACCCTGTTACGAACGAAGTCTGTATCAACTACGTCCTGAACAATTACGAAGACCTAAAGGACAAGATGACGCAGATGAAGTATGACAGTTATCGTGAGAAGCTTCAGCATTATTGCATCCGTACGGCCGAGATGCTTACGGCCACGGGTGAGGTCAATTGGGTTGTGTATGATGAGCGGATGATGCGAAGCGATTATGAGGAGCCTGAGCTGAAGAAGCATATGGAGATTTATTAAAAAATCCAAAAAACAAAAAAGGGCAAAAACGGGAAAAGCCAAAAACTTTTAGCATTTCTTTTTACCATTTTACAACCAACCAACTAAATAGAGAAAGGACCAAGATTAATGTAGCGATATGGACCGGTACAAACTTCATCATTAGAAGAGTCACCATTAACCAACCAACCATCCAAATGGAATCAGAAATAGCTGCTCCAAAGGTCACTTCTTTAATATAACGTTGGAAGTAAGATACATATTTACTAAAGCTAGAAGGTAAGGACAGAACGGTTTGAGCAAAGGTTAAATCATATACCCATTGGACAGCTACTGCTAATAGAATAAATGCGACCAATTTTGGTACCGCATAACGAACCGCGATCGGTCCAACCCATTTGAATAAGAGTTGAGCAGTTAAGAGAATGGCTGTTGTATAGATAAAATCCCCTGATACAGCGACCCAGCTTGGTAATTTACGATAATATTCTTCAGGGGTTGTTAAACGATTTCGGGAGAAAGCCAAAATCACTGAAATCGATAACCATTCATAAACACTAAAAGCCACCAACCAATAAAAGAGAACTTGAGGTGAAAAGGTATAGAGATCCATTTTATTTTAGGCAAAGAAGATAATCATGCTTCTCCTCGTATTTAAAGATGTTTTCTCCTTATAATAGAAATGTTGTTATTAATCCGTCCAAATCATTTCACGACCAATGCACAAGCCCTTGCAACAAATGCATTTATGAGTTTAACGAAAGAAGCCATCGATGAAAAAGCATTCAAAGAACACGATGGACTCATTCAAGCATTATTAAACCATCATATTGATTTTATTCTTTATGAAAATATTAATCCAGAAACACCCGATGCCCTCTTTGCGAATAATTGGATCACGGTTCATCGTTCTCAAAATAAAATGATCATCTATCCAATGTATTTAGAGAATCGTCGTTTAGAAGTACGCTGGGATATTATTGAAGATCTTTATAAATTATACCCTACATTAAAAATATACGATTTAAGAAGTCGTCCTTTTCATAATGCTTTAGAAGGTACAGGCTCAATGGTATTTGATCATCAAAATAAGATTATATATGCGGCTGTATCAAAGCGTACCAATGAATCTTTGCTTCGTCAGGTTGGAGACTTATTAAATTATCATATTGTATCCTTTTATACAGAATATAAGAATCAACCCATTTATCATACAAATGTGATGATGGCCATTGGAAAAACATGGGCAGTTGTATGTACTCAAGTCATTGATCACGATGATGTGCGAGATGTCATCCAATCCATTTTACAATCGGGTAAACAAATGATTGAAATTAGTACAAATCAAATGGAAGCGTTTTGTGGAAATATATTGGAAGTCTATAATCGTGATCAAATTCCTTATACCGTAATGTCCAGTAAAGCCAAACAAGCGTTTCAACCTAATCAATTACATGCACTTGGAAATATCATTGCTGTTCCTTTTGATACAATTGAAACTTATGGTGGAGGTGGTGTTCGTTGTTGTTTAACCGAAATAGAATAAAAAATGAATCCATAATCAATCATTCATATATATCCTTCCAAAATGCAGTATTGTATTCAGGAAATCGATGCGATTAATGAGAAGTTTGATCGGATCATTCAATCCAATGAAGCTTTTGGAGAGAAGGTGACTGAGCTGGAAGCAACCCATTATGAAACGTTTCTACGAGATTTGCTCGAACAAGAAAATCCAAACATTATTTCTATGAAACACGATTATGGAATTTGGAAGAAAAACTCTGCCATTCTTTATTTTGCTCGCCAACTCGAACAAGAAGGCCTACTTACATCTGATGAAGTACTGCGTTGTCAAGAGCGTCTTTGTCTTAAAAAAGGAAAAAGTCATTCGGGAGTGCTTGTGATTACCATTTTTACAAGTGGGAATCCAACTTATCTTAATGAAATGGGAGAAACAGTGACGCAACGTTTTTCATGTAAATGGAATTGCTATTATTGTCCAAATGAACCAGGACAGCCTCGTAGTTATCTCAAAGGCGAACCAGGTGTTCTACGAGCAAATGCAAATGATTTTGATTGCTATCGTCAAATGCGAAGCCGAATTACAACACTATATGACAATGGTCATCCAATTGATAAGCTTGAAGTATTGGTTCTAGGTGGTACGTGGGAATCGTATCCAGAACTTTATCAAGAACAGTTTATTCGTGATATGTATTACGCTGCGAATACTTTTTGGGAAAACACACCACGTGAGCGTCGATCCCTTGAAGAAGAACGAGATCTAAATCGGGATGCTTTGTGTAAAATCATTGGACTTACTCTTGAAACACGACCAGATACTATTAATGAAACACAAATCATTCGCGCACGTCGTCTTGGCTGTACCCGTTTTCAAATTGGCATTCAGCATCTGGATGATGATGTTCTGAAGAAAATCAATCGTAAATGTACAACCGACCAAACCCTAAGAGCCATTGAGCTTCTCAAAGATTGGGGTTATAAAGTGGATGGTCATTGGATGCCCAATCTACCAGGTTCTACACCAGAGAAAGACCACCATATGTTTATTGAACGTCTTCTAAAACAATCCATCCCTATTCAAAAGCGACTTTCACCGATACCAGAAATTGATGATTGGCAAGTTTATACGATGGCGTGTCATGAGGTTCAATTGGATCAATGGAAGATTTATCCGTGTGAAGTGGTACCATTTACAGTGATTGAGAAATGGTATCGTAAAGGAGAATATCTTCCTTATGGAGAAAAAGAACTTACAGAAATCCTACTTGAAACAAAACAAAAGATGCTTCCTTGGATTCGTCTCAATCGCATCATTCGTGACATTCCTATGGATTACATTATGGCATCAGGAGACCAGCCGAATATGCGTCAAAATCTTCAAGTAGAACTTAAGAAGCGTGGCCATTCGTGTGCTTGCATTCGTTGTCGTGAAGTTAAACTAAATAAGCTTCCTGAAAAACTTATTTATCGTGTGCGAGAATATAATGCTTCAAATGGGACAGAATATTTCATCGCAGCAGAGGATCCGAATGAAAAGGTATTGTGTGGATTTGTACGACTGCGCCTTCCTCACAATGAAGAAGTGAAACCGATTGCTTGGATTCGTGAATTGCATGTCTATGGTAAGCTACAACAAACCACTTCTCTTCATAGAGACATAGATGCTTCACAACATCGTGGAATTGGAAAGAAACTCATGTCTCTGGCAGAACAGATTGCTCAACGCGATCAACGAGAACAGATCAAAGTTATTGCAGGAGAAGGAACGAAACGATATTATGAAAAACTGGGCTATTGTGAAGGAGACTATGGATATATGGTAAAACCACTCTGATTTAAACCCAATATAACAAATTATAGAAACGAATCATGAAAATTGCAGTTTTATTTTTTGGAGAAGTACGTGGGACACCTGAGATTTGGAAAAAGATTGATGAGTATTTGGTTCAACCGAACCAAGCCGATGTATTTATGCATCATGTATATTATGGAAATCAATTTGTAGAAAGCATTCCAGAGTCTCAACAACAAATTTTTAAAGAATATTATCAAGACGATCGAAAAGGCGTTCATTTATATCCACCCAAAGAACTCTTTGATATTTTTCATCCCAAAAAGGTATTAATTGAAACTCGTCCCGATTATAGTAAAGAAGATGTTACAGATATGATGGAACAATATAAACATCGTACTGTAGATGAGGTTAAATTTTTATACCATATGATACGAAGCCAAGCCGAATCCAGAAAAAAAGTAAATCGATTAAAATGTCAATATGAACAAGAGAATTGGTTTGAATACGATGCTGTGGTTCTTACCCGATTAGATATAGCTATATTAGAACCAATACAAATAACCATAAAACCTTCTACGATTCAAGCACGTATATTGGGAATAATAGAAGATCAACATGTACCGAATAGTGTCGCACAGATTTATGAACAAGTCATCTTTGGTCCATCGAAACAAATGGATCTAGTCGCATTATTTTACGATCACGCACCCAAACTCTATAAAGAATATAACTTATATGTTGCATTTATGCGTAATGAATTTTATATGTCTCAGCATATTGTACGCCTTGGTTTACGAATCGATCATTATCCAATGCCTTTAGCATATCGTTCAGCAGAAAATCCAAATGGATTAAAACGATCTCCGAGTGCTTTTATTTAATCCGAATCCTTTATTTTTTCATCATAATAGTAGCAATGATGATATTTGTAAGACCGCCTAAAATAATTGTAGCAGAAAGAGTCATATGAATGGTATACCAAGTATCCCACATGACCCATTGACGACCGAAGAACGCCCAAATGACTTGAAGTAAAATCAATATTCCTACAGTACGACCAACCCAACGATGGAGTTGATTAATAAAAGGTCTAGGTTTATCTACTTTTCGTTGTTGATTGGCATAGAAAGCAATGGATACGGCAATCAGATAAAGTACAACTGCTGTGAGTTGAATACCAACATGAATGGGTCTCCATAAAGGACCAATTTTATCTCTTAGAAGGGCTACGGTTGCTCCAGTTGGGAAAAGAATCAAAAAAACCAGTAATTGAATTACACCATGAATCTGGAATGGGCTCATATTATTAAAAGCAAAGATTTTTATGTCATTTACTAACTAAGGAAATTTAGATATTCGTCCATTGAAGCATTCCAGATGATGGATGATAGGTCGCAGATATTTCTTTAGATAGAATGAATCGTCCAAACGTCTTCTTTTCAACAGAACTTTTCAAAGCTTTTACAAAGTGTTGTATGGATTTTTTCTTTAGATAGATGTGATAAGATACAAAGTAAGCAAACCAAAGACTTTGACAGGATAGACACGCAGCTTCTGTTATATCGATTTTAATTTGATGAACGTTTTCATTACAAATTGTTTTATGTTTCCATTCGGTCAAGATTTTCTGTTTGAATACCTCTGCTTCTTTCATCACTTTGGAGAGTTGAAAGAGAGCGGGAATCATTTGTTTATCCCATTTTTCAAGCGTTGGTCGTACAGTATCTCTAATTTGACCACGCTGACTCCAAGAGGGCGTACTATCTTTGAGATAAGGAATTCCCAATTTATGAGCCTCTTGGTAAATCCATTGTTTTTGAACTTTTAGAAGCGGACGACAGAAACCAATTTCATTAACCATTTGATAACTGTTCATTCCACGTAGATTTTCATATTTATGTTGATGGCATAGATTGGTAAGAATATTTTCAAGACAATCATCTTCATTATGACCCATTAGAACATAAGGCGTTCCTGTTTGTCCCATCTCTTTCCAAACGGTTTTATAACATTGATAGCGAACATCTCTTGTATAAGATTCATAGGTATCTCGCATTTCTAGATTCATACAAGGAGCTCGTGTAATTTCATTAAATGAACGCATATACAAAGGTAGTTGAATATATTGACACCAATCTTGAACAAATTTAGCTTCCATATCTGTACGATTGCAATAATGGATGCTAAACGCATAGACTTTTAGATTCATACTTTGACTGAGTTGTTTAAGAAGATAGCTACATACCATTGAGTCTACACCGCCAGAAAGAGACACAATCAAATGAGATAGCTTATGTTTTTGAATAAATTTACGAATAGGTTGAATCAGATAAGATGTATAAAGTTCAAGTATTGATTGAATAGGGCAATAGTCTAGAATAGGGATGTATTGAAAGAGTGTATCGAATGAGATAGAATCCGTATTTGGAAAGAAGTCCATCCATTGAAGTTGTTGATCATCCATAGGTATACGCTGATAAGATGCTTGTAGAAATCTCTTAAGATATAGAATAGAACGACCATGCGATTGTTCCCATTGTATTTTGTGCCATGTGTCTTTAATCAGTTGGTGAATCGCTGGCACTTTTTTCGAATGACGGATCGGTAGTCCCCAAAAGCACCACTCTTGATCATTTAGATCAAAGATTATTGAAAAATTTTTTTTGATAAAATGATGAATATCAAGAGCTTTCTGTAGATGATAGTCAATAATATGTTGACATACCATACCACGATAGATATGACGAACGAGTTGATCGTGAATCATAAGATATTGAAGATGGTAACGAATATTTTTGACAGAAGGATCCCATATTTCATCGACCAAGTCAATGTATTTTTTTGTCAAATAAGCATCTGTTTCGCTTGATGTTTGAAACCAATATTCTGGATGATCGAACCAATCCTTATAGAACTCCATTTTAAATATAGCTATTTATACATCGTCGATCTCAATTTTTATTCAATAAATACACAAGATCTATAAAAAATGAAATTAATATCGTAAGCCTATTTAAAGATATGTTCGAAGATGGCTTCTCTTGTTCTCAAGGACCGCGAACATCGGCAGGACATCAATAAGGCTCAGTGGCGATTTTTTACAAAAGTCGTACAATGCGTATTGGATATCAATGGGCTTGTATTTGGAGGGGCGGTTCGGGACATCTATGCACGTGATTATAATGCTCGTCAATTTTACGAAACAGTGGGCTATAGCCGTGCCACTGAGTTTTATCTGGATGACGAGTATCGTGAAGAATATAAAGACCGTATGATGATTCCAAAGGATCTGGATGCTTCCATTCATCACACAAAGCTTTCTCTCTTCTTCCAAATCCTAAAAGACAAAAATATTCAAGTGAAGACACTTTTTACACGAGATGCGAAGACTTATCTGCCAAACATCAATGTGGAACCAAATGAAATCACGCATTGGCGACTGGAATTGCGACCGTATCTGTTTGTAAAGCTGGATAAACCCTCATTTGTCAGCGATCTTCTAAGGAAAGAGTTTGAGACCATCATGACAAAAATGAACCAAGTGAAAACAGAAGTAGGTACAGTGATTGTAGATCTTCTCGTGAATCAAACGGATAAAGAAATGGACCCGCCATTTGGAGATCTTGACTTTGAATGCAATGGACTGATCCTAAGCAAAGATGGAATCCGTATGTCTCGTTGTCTTCACGATCGTTGGCAAAGCCGTACGTTTCCTCTCGAATTGGATGATAAACTTGCTAAGATTAAAAAAGACATCCTTCAAAAGCGTGCCGTTCCAATTCCACAAAAGCTAAGTCCAAAGATGGCATATCGTACATCCAAAATGGTTCTTAAAGGTTATACGATTCATATGCAAGACATCATCACTTTGGAAGCCTCTAAACAAGAAGAACAGCCGTGTTGTATTCTGTGTCACGAAGAATTTACGAATACAAAGCATTATAAGCTATCGTGTTGTGAAGCACGTTATCACGAAAAATGCCTCGTACTAACCGCATTCAAAGGAAAGACAGCATTGATGCGTACGCACGCGTGTATTATGTGTCGTCAGCGTGTTCCAGAACCGACACGTAATGAATTGGACCTCTTGCGCTGTGTATTTGTAACGACGGCAGATGAGAAAGACATTCCATCTGATATGGAACTCATTGATGAAGAAGAAATTCAACCGTATCCGCTAAGGCGACCAGGGTTTCATGCACCAACACCTTCTCAAGAAGCAACTCTTACTCATCGTCAGCATATCCAAGTAATGGAAGATTCAGCATCATCGAACCCTTCCTCTCACGGACCACGCCGAATGTCTGATGTTGATTAAACCAATGGTTTAAAGCTTAAAGTATAAAATATATAAAAATGTTAGCATCTATTGGCTATCATTATGATAAACCGCATGCGACCTATGGCGTTTTACAAAATTTTAAGCATTTTTATCCAAACTCAACTTCTGTTATTATCAATGATGGAGGATCTAAGCATTTAAAAGAAATTGCAAACACCTTTCAAGCAGAGTATATCGAATCTCGAAATCTGGGGGTTGGTAATCATCTAGATGATATTGAAGTGATGATTGAATGGATTGAGCGTTATTTTAAAGCCATTGAACTTGTTAAAGAACCTTATTTTATTAATTTAGAAGATGATATTATTATTACACGTCCGCTTTCATTTACACATATACAAGGAGAAATCATTGGATTAAACGAGAATGCTCGTCTTCCAGAGAAAGTAACAGATTATTTAAAACAATTCAATCCAGACATTCAAGAAACACGTGCAATTTATAGTGCCACAGGTGGATGTATTTCACGTACAGATTTTTTTAAGAAAATTGCTCAAGAAGATTGGAAAACAGAAATGTATACTTATGCGGAACTATCGAAACGCTTCTCTAAAACAGAACAGAGTTGGTATCATAATGACTGTTGTGTATCGTTCTTATGTTTGCGCTATGGAGGAAAAATCGTTCAAAATCCTGACTATTGTGATATAAATGTCCATCGTTTTAATCCAAATGCTGCGATCTATCATCATCATCATCGTATGAGTACAAATCATACATCTCCTTATAAGTAAATATAAACTTATTTAAGAAAGTAACACCATATACAGTATAAGTTTGTTTTCTAATGCCTCCTGTCAATGTATTGGAACGAAATGGGAATCATTACAATAAAATTATTCATTTTTCAGATATTCATATACGTACAGGAGATCCAGAGAAAGCACGATATCGTGAGTATTCTACGGTATTTCAAAATCTAATCCGAGATCTTTCAAAGAAAGACTTAACCTCTACTCTAATTGTGATTACGGGAGATCTCTTTCATCACAAGGGTAAGATTGAAACATCGGGTATTAAATTGGTAAATCAACTCTTTCAACAACTTTTGAATTTGGCACCTACTTTTGTAATTTGTGGAAACCACGATTATCGTCAAGATGATCCAGAAATTCCAGATATGATTGAAGCTCTTCTAGAACTCCATCATAAGAAGCTTTCTTCTCAAAAATATCCTCTCTATTATCTCAATCAAACGGGTACTTATCTTTATAACAATCTATCCTTTGGAATGGTCGATATTCGGGATGCACTAAAATCTTATAACACATTTGGTCGCAATGAAGAACTTACTTCTTTTCCGTCGTCTAAAGAGATTCCATCTGAGTATAAAATAGCTCTATTCCATGGTTATGTTGCTCCAAAGGATGTATGTGAAAAGTATAAGAATCTAAATAGCTATCCACTCGAATGGTTTGGAGAAGAATACCCTTTTATTCTTCTGGGAGATATTCACCGGCAACAAATTCATAAAACGACGAATGGTCATTGGGCTTATCCTGGTTCTCTTATTCAACAAGATTTTGGCGAACGTCCATTGGATCATGGCTATTTGGAATGGGATCTAGAGAACCAAGACGTTCAGTTCCATCGTGTTTATAATCCATTTGGATTTTGTACAATTAAAAAACACTTAGGAGAATGGTATGTTCATTCTCATCAAAAAGAATGGTATGAACTAGATACTATTTCTAAAAATGAAATGTTTCCAAAGACACCACTCGTACGTATATTGAACCAAGATGAAAAGGAATGTGAAGAAATTCTAAAACATCACGGTATTCAACCTCAGCGCATTCAACGATGGATGATGGAGGTGGAAGATTTTAAAGAAAATGAGGATTCTTTAACACAAGAAACAGTAGCTACTTATTTGGAAGAACTAAATACACCCGATAAATGGCTCGATTATTTGAATCATCTTACCCAAAAAGATTATTCGCTTTATATTCGTCAGCCTGAAAATCTAAAATTGCCGCAAGTATGTGATTTCTTGAAAAAATATCATGACCGCAATGATAAAATTCAAAAAGTCATGGATGAATATATGACACATCAAATTGGAACAGTTCATCACGCTCATCGTGTAGAATTGGTGAATATGTCATGGAATTATCTGATGTGTTATGGTGAAAATAATTATTTTGACTTTACACAGATCAAAGACCAAATCGCTCTGCTCAATGGTAAAAATGCAATGGGTAAATCATCTTTTCTAGATATATTATGCATTGGTCTCTATGGAACACCTACAAAGATGCGTAGTATGGTCACTGCGAAGAAATATACCGATAAAATCATTCATGATCATCGTCCTTCTCATAAAGTAGCTCCATCGGTTTCCATTCTATTAAAAATCAAAAATACGTATTATGAACTGCATCGTGTATTTGGTACTCAAAGTGGAGAAGATAAAGAACATATGATTATGCAAAAAGAAGTATCGATTTCAAAGATGCATTCAGATAAAGCATCAAAGGAAGTGATTTGTGAA